ACGGTCCACGATTGCTAGGAAATGCTAGAATAAAAGAAGAGATACAAAGAATCAAAGATGCAAAGATCAAACAGACCATGTATTCCACAGAAGATTACTTCCAGAAAATGATTGACATCGCTTATTCGGATATAACCGATTATCTATCATTCGGGCAGGAAGAAGTGCAGGATAAAAACGGAAACGCATTCATGATAAACGTCATAAACCTAAAAGAATCATGCGATGTTGACGGCACTCTAATCCAAGAGGTCAAACAAGGCAAAGACGGCTGCACTGTAAAGCTTGTCAGCAAAGAGTTTGCATTAAAGTGGCTGGATAAGCATTATAGTGAGGCGACAGAGCTGCAGAAAGCACAACTTGAACAACTTAGAGCACAGACGGATAAGCTTAATAAAGAAACTGATAGCGGAAAAGCTGCTGAAAAGGTGACGATTATAAATGACCTCCCAAGATAAAGTGGTGAAGCTCAGTGACATTGTTATCCCAAAGTTTCAACCGCTGGTAAATGATCGTGAGCATATGCATCAGGTTATTAGTTCAGGACGTGCAGGCACAAAGTCTTCTTTTATGGGGATTATCTCCGATTTTCTTTTGGTGTCAGAGCCTGATTCAGCGGCTATTATCATGCGTAAGCATCACAATAAACTCCGTAAAACAGTTTATAAAGAGTGCATACGTGCTATTGGACGATTGGGATTAAGCAAAAAACAATTTACCATTACTAAAAGCCCGATGCAGATAACATATAAGGGCAATGGTAACACTCTGTATTTCACAGGATCGGATAGTATAGACGACACAAAAGGTATGATTGATGAGGAACGTCAAATTAGATTAGTTGTGCTGGATGAGCTGACAGAATTTTTTGATAAAGGCGAGGGAGCTGAAGAACTGGCAAATATCGAGGCGACATTCGTTCGTGGCAATGATGATTTCTTTCGCATGATGTACCTATTCAATCCACCCAAAAATGAACAGGCTCCGATAATGAAATGGTTGAGGAACATGAAAAAACGCTCTGATACCATCCACATACATGTCACTTATAAAGATGTACCCGTAGCGTGGCTGGGAAAGAAATTGATACAATCAGCTGAGGCTATGCTGCAGGTGGACCCAGAAATGTATAAATGGGTATGGCTCGGGATGTGTACCGGTCTGGCAGAAGTTGTCTATTACATGTTTAAAAAAGAACACGAAATAGAAAAGGCATCCTACAAAGATTTGATACACATAGGAATTGGTGTGGATTATGGCCAATTGAATGCTACTACATATCAAGCGTTTGGATTGAATCAAAGTAAGATGCGAATAGAAGGATTACCTGAGTATTATCATTCAGGGCGTGAGAGTGGACGCCAGAAGCCACCAAGCGAATACGCAAAAGACTTCAAAGAATACTATGAAGAAATCGAACGTCTGACTGGAAAAAGGATAGAGGCTGTTTTTATAGATCCATCCGCAAGAGGACTTGCTGAGGAGATAAAACGTATACTTCCAAGAGTCAAAATAAAGCCAGCAGAAAACTCTGTTAAACTCGGAATCGAGCGAACGCAGAAGTTTTTTTCCTTCATGAAGCTATTTATATGTAATGAACAGGTACATTTAAAAGAAGAGCTCGGATTGTATAAATACAACAAAGATTTGCTGGATAAAGGCAAAGAGGAAGTTGTAAAAACAAACGACCATTGCTGCGATGCCATGAGGTATTACATCATGGGTATGTGGCGGTATCTTAGATTGTTGTTACCAGCGACGGAAAGAGGTGATAAATAATGGATTTAAACTCTGACGGAATAAAAGAGAAATTAGGAATCAATATTGCCGTAACGCCTAAAATGAAGCAAGCTATCAGGAAGTGGCAGAAAGCTTATACCAACGAATCAGACTGGTTAAACAAGGATGTTAAAACATTGAATATAGCTGCATCGGTTGCCAGCGAGATCGCACGACTTGTTACAATCGAAAACACAATCGAGATAAGCGGTTCTGAACGAGCTGATTTTATAAGTGAGCAGCTTAATGGATTTAAAAGCAATAAAAAGAATATTGTTGAAATCGCCTGTTCCGTAGGAGGCATGGTATTTAAGCCATATGTAAACAATGGTAAGATACTCCTTGATTTTACATACCAGGATGAGATGCTTCCGTTCCGATTCGATGATAATGGTGAAATCACCGGCATTATATTCCCGTCGTATAAATTCCAAGGGAACAGAAAATTTACCAGGTTAGAGATACACGATTACAAGAACAATGAAAACTACAGGATCCAGAATAAATGCTTTATGTCGAAAGACGTATCTATCGATACAAATGATATACGCAACCTTGGGACAGAAGTCCCGCTTAATAGTATAGAGGAATGGTCAGAAATTGAACCGGATATAAATATCTCTGGAGTAGACAGGCCTTTCTTTTCCTTCTTTAAAATCCCGATTGCAAATAACATAGAGCGTAAAAGTCCGTTAGGTGTGTCTGTGTACGCAAGAGCTATCGAAAATATCAAAGAAGCTGATGTTCAGGCTTCACGTATGGATTGGGAATTCGAAAGCAAAGAAACCGCAATCGAGCTAGACGGCACGATGATAGAGGAAGATATCTACGGCACAAAAAAACTTCCCAAAGGAAAAGAAAGATTGTTTAGGACGTATGACGGAGAAACATATACTGACACAGGAGGTAAATTATTCAAGCATTTTAGTCCGGAAATACGAGATGAATCATTTTCACGAGGATTGGATAAGATACTCAAAAGGATAGAGTTTAATTCCGGACTTGCATATGGTACACTGAGTGATCCACAAAATGTTGATAAGACAGCGGAAGAAATTAAAAGCAGCAAACAACGGTCTTATCAGTTGGTAAAGGACATACAGGAATCTCTGGAGTCGGCGATAAGCTGCCTGATTCGGGTAATGGATGATATCTGTACAGTTTATGGGCTTACTCCGGAAGGCGCTATACAGGAGATTTACAGTTGGGATGATAGTATTATCATTGATGCTGAAAAAGAGCAGGAGAACGACCGCAAGGATGTTGCGATGGGCGTTATGAGCTTACTAGAATACAGAATGAAGTGGAAAGGCGAGGATGAGAAAACGGCATTGAAGAATCTTCCTCAGCAGGCTGATGTGATGCCATGACACCGGATGACATCGAGCGATTCGGATATGGCAATGAAGCTTTTTTTCTAGACCTTGAACAACGCATCATGCTGGATGTCGTAAGACGCCTGAAAGATGCAAAAGTTATTACACGTACAGCAGACTTCCAGCTAAACCGGTTATCCGATTTAGGATACAGTGATCAAGAAATTAAAGACATGCTGCAGGAAACACTTAATGCATCGGATGCGTATATAGATTCTATCTATGATAAAGCGTTGAAAACAGAGTATATAGACAACGAGGCTCTGTATAAAGCTGCAGGAAAGTCATTCATACCGTACGAAAAGAATGCGTTTGTAAGGCAGCTTGTAAAGGCGGCTAGAAAGCAGACAAAAAATGAAATGAGGAACATCACGAAAACAATGGGATTCGTGGTGAACGATAGAAATGGCCAGGTGTTCAAGGAGCTATCTAAATTCTATAAAGATACACTGGATGAAGCTATGACGGATATAACGACAGGGGCATTTGATTACAATACAACACTCAAAAAAACTGTAAGACAAATGACAAACAGCGGCATCCGCTGGGTTGATTACGAATCCGGCCACCACAACAGGATAGTGGTGGCAAGCCGCAGGAGTGTTTTCACCGGCCTCGGGAACCTTGCGGGACAGATGGCTGAATACAATGCAGAACAACTTGACACCAACGATTACGAGGTAGCGTGGCATGCAAATGCAAGACCGACACATAAAGTGTGGCATGGACAGGTATGGAGCCGGGAAGAACTCGTTACCGTGTGTGGCCTTGGTACTGCAGACGGTCTTTTGGGTAATAACTGCTATCATCTATATTATCCATTTATCAAAGGTATATCAAAACGTAATTGGTCCGATTCTTGGTTGAGACAGCAAAATGAAAAAGAAGACAAGATACGCACCTTCGGCGATAAAGAATATACAGCGTATACGGCCACACAGCGGCAGCGAGTGCTGGAAACACGTATGCGAGCACAGCGTGAATCCATAAAGCTGCTGCAGGATGGAGAAGGCGATGCTTTTGATATCCTAACAATGCAAGCACGGTATCGTGCCACAATGGACGAATATGTGCAATTCTCGGATGCAATGGGGCTGCGGCAGCAAAAGGAACGCATCTATACGGATTCGTTAGGGACAAAAGGAAGCTATAAAAAGAAAGGTGTATTGACCAAGCAGGAGCACGGAGCACTCAATCGCTATATTAGCAGCGATTCGTATAAAATCAATGAAAAGCTGAGAAATAAACAGCAGCTTTCTCCGGAACAAGATAGCTTTGTAAGGTATCTTGACGCAGCGCTGAGTAAAACAAAGACTTACAAAGGAGAAGTGAATAGATCTCTTTCCTTTATGCATGATGATGATATAAAAGACTATGTGAATATGCACAAGCCAGGCTTTCCGGTAAAATACAATCAATATATATCAGCCAGTACAGATTTGATGTATAATGAAGATGGACAAGTGCAAATGCACATTTTATCAAAAAGTGGAAAAGACATCAGATCATACAATGAAAGAGAAAAAGAAATACTCTTTGACCGTGATGCAGACTTTATGGTGAAGCACCTATCAAATGACGAAGGTAAATGGGTGATATGGTTAGAGGAGATGAAAAAGAATGGAAAGTAAGCAAGAAAAGAAGTTTTCTCATCCACGATGGACGGAACCGCTGAAACCACAAAGGCTGTTCAAAAGCGATTTAACGCCCGAACAGTTCGAAGAAATACATAAAGGTCTTTTAAAAGGCTTGAAGGATGGAACTGTGAAACAAGAAGATTACGACGAATTCATGAATAATTAAGCACTCATAAACTGGGTGCTTTTTTAGTGGCAACCCCACAAGGAGATAAATATGGACAGCTATATCGGAACAAAACTTATTAGTGCTGAGGCTATGAATTTGGGTGATTACAACAAATACAGAGGATGGCAGATCCCTGCGAATGAAAATCCAGAAAAAGAGGGTTATTTAGTGCGATACTCAGATGACTATTATTCTTGGTCTCCCAAGGAAGTGTTTGAAAAAGCATATCTGATGGTTGATGATAACCCTGATTTGCCAAGTGGTGTTTCCATTGGACCTAAAATGGTAGATAGCTTTATCAAAGAAACACACGTAAGTACATTGGGGGACAGAACGACACTGGTAAGGTGCGTACTCGTGAATGGGTTTGAAATCATCGAATCCTCTGCATGCGTTGACCCGTTGAACTACAATGAGTATATGGGCGCAGAAATTTGCATGGAAAAAATCAAGGATAAAATCTGGTATTTGTTAGGATTTTTATTGCAAACAGCGTGGCAGGGGATAAAGTGATGTGTGCCAACACGCTTATGTGACAGTAAGTCACTGTTATCATGATACTAAATTAAATTGCAGGGTTGTTAAATATCACGATACCTGCATTTTTTGTGGGATAAAAACAAAAGAAAGGACCTGCTACATGAATGATCCGCCCAAACGTAAGCTACCGTATTTCGGACCACATTTATGAGGCGACACCTCTTTAAAAACAGGCAAATCAATATCGTGCGACACACGTAAAACAGGTAATAGGGCGACACCCTTAAACAGGAGGATTTATGACAGATTTATTAAGATTCAAACTTAACATCCAGTTATTTGCTGATGACCCTACAGACCCACCGCAGGATCCACCAACGGACCCAACCGGTAAGGCTCCGGAACTTGATTATGACAAACTTGCCGAGGCTATCGAAAAGCGCAAATCAAGAACGGAGGAAGGAGCACTAAAGGGGATTCTAAAGGAAAAAGGAATCACCGGAAGTGAGATGGATGAAGCGTTAAAAGCGTACAAAGAGGCTAAGCAGAATAAAGTGAAAGCCGAGCAGGAACGTATCGACAATATCATCAAAGAAAATAATGAGTTTAAAAAAGCTCAGTTGATGCAGAACGTTACCAACGAAGCGAAGACGATTGCGAAAGAGCTCGGAGTGCGTGATGATAGATTTGAGAAACTGATTGCTCTATGTGATCGCAGCAAATTCGCTGACGAAAAAGGAGTCATTGACAAAGAAGCAATCAAGAAGGAAATGGAAAGTCAGTTAAAAGATGTTCCAGAATTCAAATCGCAGAAAAACATTGTCATTACTAAAGGCAAAGGTGCAGATGTACCGCCTGCGATGACAGACGACGAAGAATACCGCCGCAGAAAATACGGCAAGAATAAATATTTTCGAGGATAAAGGAGGCATATTAAATGCAATACGGAAATTTAAACGTAGACGAGAAATACAGCTCTCTGGTAGAGCCTAATCTCTATTCAGACAACATCCTGGAGCCAGGTGTTACATATAACGAGGACTTCCAGGGGGATGCGGACAGTGGACTGGTCAAGGTCTACAAACAGAAATCAGATGGTGCAACAGATGCAACGACGCCAGCTGGCGATTTCGAGGATACGAAAGCTGAGAATGAGCTGATTGACATCCGCCTGAACAATTCATTCCGAAAATCAAAGAAAATCTACAAAGTGCAGGCTGGAGCAGTGGCGTATCCGCTCGCAGACACTACATTCTCCACGGCGTTGAGCGATGTTAAAGAAGGGTATCAGGCAGCAGGTGTGGCTTGTTTAACCGCGGAAGGTGTACATTTAACAGATACTACCGCTATTACTTCAAAGAATGTGAAATCAGCGATTCTGAATGCACGTAAAGCCGTTCGTAAAAACAAGGCTAAAGCTGATATTGTATTAGCGTCTGTCGATACGTTTACCGCTATGCTGGAGGCTGCCGGTGACCAGTTTACACCTGCTAAAAACGACGAAATGATTGCTACTGGACAGGTAGGATACTGGCTGGGGATGA